GTTTTAGGTGGTGTAGCTATACTTAACAACGGTGTTGATGACCCACAAATGTTAGGCACATCATCATCTGCTTTTGCTGACTTAACTAACTGGCCAAGTAATACAAGCTGTCAAGTTATTAGACCATTTAAAAGATTCTTAGTAGCACTAGACACAACAGAGTCAAGTACACGCTACCCTTTTAGAGTTAAGTGGTCACATCCAGCAGAGGGTGGTACAGTACCTACTACTTGGGACCCAGCAGATGCAACCAAAGATGCTGGTTATGTAGATTTATCACAGTCTAATGGTTATGTAATTGATTGCTTGCCATTAGGTGACGTTAATATTGTATACAAGCAAGACTCAATCTGGTCTATGGCATTTGAAGGCGGACAGTCTATATTTGGATTTAGGCAGCTATTTGATGATGTTGGTATACTAGGTAGGCACTGTGCAAAAAGTTTCGATAACAAGCATTTTGTGGTCTCTGAGGATGATGTATATGTACATGATGGTCAGACTAAGCAGTCAATTGTAGACCAGCAAATTAGAGATGAGTTGTTTAACTCTATGCATCCAGACTACAAGACAAGAACTTTTGTAGCTGCGGACAGAGAAAAGAATGAGATGTGGGTATGTTTTGTATCTAACACTAATGACACAAATGCATTTGCAGACACAGCATATGTATACAACTTTAGAAACAACAGTTGGTCTAAGAGAGACTTACCTTATGTAAGTTATATTTCTTGGGGTATTGTAGACACAGTAAGTACGAGTGACTGGTCAGAGTCAGGAGACTGGGACACAGACAGTGAGTCTTGGGATTCACCCCTTAAGCCTAGTTTATTACTAGCTGCTACAAGTGCTACTAAATTGTATGTATTAGGTAGTAATCAAAATGCAGGAACAAGTTTTAGAGCATATGTAGAAAAAGAACATATGAATTTAGGGTACCCGGGTACTAAGACTATACAAAAGATTGTACCAAGAATAAGTGGTACAGGTTCAGTAGATTTTTATGTAGGTCAAGAGATGATGCCACACGAAGGCACGACATGGAAAGGACCATATACATTTACCAGTGGTGTACATTCAGAGATACCAGTAAGAGCCACAGGAAACTATGTAGGTATTAGAGCAGAGTCTACTGATGCAAACACATGGGCATTAGCTAACTTAGAAGTACACTGGAGTCCGTCAGGAAACAGAGGTAAGGGAGTATGATTCGTTATTCTCCTGCACCAGTACCTGATGATGCAAAAGATTTACCTGCATATTTAAGACAAGAATTTTCTAGAATGTCTGCTATAATAAGTAACATAGCTGATGGACATTATGATGAATCTAATGCAGTTCCATCAAAGCCAAGAGCTGGAGATGTTAGGTACGCAGATGGTACTAACTGGAATCCGGGTAGTGGTGAGGGGTTGTATTTATACTTGAGTACAGGAGCATGGAGTAAACTTTGATTGAAGGGATAAGGTCGGGGGAGATTGAGGCTTGGTGGCCTCTCGTTGAAGAATACTTGAATGCAGCCATGAAATACAGTTTAGGCGAGTATAGTATTAATGACATAAAAAGTGCTTGTAAATCAAAGAATATGCAGCTCTGGGTAAAAATAGGTACAGAAGTAGAGGGTGCTTTTATTACAAAGATTAGCATGTACCCACAAAAAAATATACTATGTGTGCTGTTACTAGGTGGAAAAGAATTTATGACATGGAGAGATGAAGCAGATGCACTCCTAAATGCATTTGGAAAAGAAAACGATTGTGAGTATGTAGAACTATTTGGTAGAAAAGGATGGGGAAAGGTACTTGAGGATATTAATTATAAAGAACAAACAAGATTATTTGCTAAGGAGATAACATAATGTCAAAAGGTGACAATGTAGAAACAAAAGAAAACGAACCTTGGAGCCAAGCCTCGCCTTACATTACGGAAGGCTTCAAGGAAGCGTCTAATTTATACAACAATTTTAATCCTACTTTTTATAGTGGGCCAACTCAAGCATACTTTAGTCCAGACCAATTAACAGCACAACAAGGCATGAGAGACTTTGCTGTTAAAGGTGCTCCTGAAATAATGAACCCAGCAATAGGTGCTTATCAACAAGCTCTTAGTCCCGAAACTTTAGACGTAGCTAACAACCCATATGTAAATAACATGGCACAAGCTGCAGCAGACAGAGCTATGGGTGGTGTGTATGATAACTTAGCTGACATTAGAGGCGGTGCTATTATGTCAGGTGGTTATGGAGGTGGTAGGCAGGGTATTGCAGAAGGCACTGCTATTGCAGGAGCAGCAGACTCAGCTAACCAAGCAGCAGCACAAATATATGGCAATGCTTATAGCCAAGGGTTAAGAAATCAGTTGGGCACATTAGGACAGACAGGTGCTCTTATGGGTGCAGGATTCCAGCCTTATGCTAACTTGTCTCTATCAGGAGAACAGCAACAGTTAAGAGAACAAGCATTAATTAACGATGCACAAGCAGCTCATAACTTTAACATGAACTTACCTTACCAGAAATTTAAAAACTACCAAGCAGGTATTGCAGGATTCCAGCCAGCAATGGGAGCAGCAGGTTCTTCAACAGAAAGAACACCGGGTCCTAGCATGCTTAACACAATTGGTGTGCTTGGTTCTACAATAGCTGGTTTTCAATAGGAGAATAAAATATGCCAATGCAAGATTATGGAATGTTTGGAACAGGAAATGCTCCTATAGCATCGCCTACTATTTCATTTGACAAACCTAGCCCGGCTCCAGTTACTACTGTAACATACAACCCACCAACAGGGCCAGTAGGAAATGCACCAATTATTAGCCCGACTTTTCCAACCTTAAAACCACCTACTAGCAGACCAACAGGAGGACTTAGTTTTTCTTTTGGGGGCGGAGGCGGAGGAAGTTCTGCACCAGCAGGGCCTAATGTTTCATTAAGACCTCAAACATTTGCACCGTATGAGAGTACATATACTCCACCAACACCAGCAACACCAGTTCCGTATGACTACGCAACTGCACCAGCTTATGTGTATGGTGACGGACTTAGTAATGCAGGTGCAGCATATGACATTTGGGGTTCTAAGCCGGGAGAAAATCCTTACTTATTAAGTACGCCAGCAGATTACACACCGGGACTTATAGGACTAGACCCAGTAACATTGCCTAATAATATGCCTAACAGGGGTGCTGACATTAGTGCGTTTACACCTAATACTCCTGTACCAAGAACTCCAGAGCAAATAGTTAGAGACTATGGCTACACAGGAAGAACAGCTCCAATGCAGAACAACGTGCCTCCTAGCATGAGAGACTCAGCTCCTAATGCACAGGTAATGCTAGATGCAGCCAGAAGAAATGTTGAAATGGGCAGGTACAATAACATGCAAGAAGCCATGGCTGCACAGCAAGCATTTAATTTAAAGTATCCTACTTTGACTCCGGCAGAGAATGCAGCACAAATTGCAAAGAGTCAAGCGATGTTGTTAAGCCAAGACCAAAGACCTAAAGTTGAAAAGAAAGTAACAAGAACTTCTAGTATACCAAGTGCAGGCACAGGAGCATCGGGTCCAGCAGGTGGTGCAAGTTACGCAGCTAGTAAAAGCAAAGCGTCAAAAGCATTGTCTTCTTATACAAGTAAACAATCATCAGCAGCAAAATCTAGTGGTGGAACAGCTAGAAATTATGGAGTAACTGGCAGAAGAGTAAGTGGTGGAAGGTAGACTTTAATGAATAGTTTGTTTGACACTTTTAATATAGATGACATTTATAATGCATATCAATTTGCAGAGACAGGTTCTTTTGACAACCCGTGGATAAGAACAACGAACAGAAAAGCAGACGGTGGCAGTACAGCATATGGACCAGTTCAAATAACCCTAGGATTACTTGAAGATTACAGAGACAACGAACCGGGAATATACAGCAAGCACAGTAACGTGGGTGACAAGTTAATAGAACAGGCAGGATTGTTTAAGTACTATGGTAATGAAGGCGATGATTTACCTTACCATGAAAAACACGCAGGATTGTATGCTGCACCATACAGAGGAATAATGGCAATACAAGATTTTTTAGGTAACTTTGGTGTGGGTAGTGGTGAAGGAATACGGGAAGCATATGACTATGGTGGTGAAGGCTCTAAGATGCATAGTGGATTGCAAGCAGAATATAAAAGTTTTGCACAAGACATGATGCAAGACATGTGGAACAAAAATAAGAACAAAGAAAATCCAGTTCAAAGTTTTATAGAAGCATGGAGAGGAAAGACAATAGAAGAAGACCCAGATTATTACAAAAGATTTAATACATATTTAGGAAGATAACATGGCAACTCCAAGAGAACAAGCAATGCAAAGGTTAAGAGAAGAGGAAGAGCTCAGGAGACTGGCAGCTGAACAAGCAGTCATGGCCGAGCCAAGCAATAATAATTTATTTAGAGATTCTAAAATATTTGGTAACTGGTTTGACCCTAAGAATTATACTGAGGCATCCTTTAATGACTCTAACATATTTGGTAATTGGTTTGACGGTTCTAATTATGGTGGTGATGGAAAAATAGGATTTACTCCTAATTACAATTTGTTTGTTAATCAGCCTGAATCATACGATGACCGTCTTGGCATGGAAATTGGCAGACAACAACAGATGCTTAACGCATCTCCCGGGTTTAGTCTTAACAATGCAGGAAGTGTTTTTACTGACATGTACAACAGTTTTACAGCAGGGAGAGAAGTAGATGCACAGCTAGATGCGATAGAAGAATCTAGAAAAAATAAAGTTTACAATAAAGAAACGGGAATGTTTGAAGACACTCCTGAATTTACAGTTGCAAAAGAAAGAGAAGCTGCAGTTAGAGCAGCAGAAGAAGCTCGTGTTGAGGATGCTCTTGCACAAATTGCACAGGCGGATGTTGATGAAGAGAATAGACAGAGATATATACAAGGTCTTTTAGCAGACCAGAACAGAATGCAACAAGGACAGGTTAGAGAAGGTCTTGTTAAAGACCCAGTCACATCTGACCAAGTTGCTACAAGTTTAATGTCTGACATAGAATCAGAAAAACCAACAGAATCTGATGTAAATATATTTGGTGACTGGTTTGACCCTGACAACTACACCAGCATGTATGAAGCAGCTAAGAAAAAAGTTAGTGAGTTTATACCGTTAGCTACAGATTTGCTAGACTTAAGTACAGCAGGACAAGACCCTGCAAAAGATGCTGACAAAGAACCTTTGACTATGCAGAGTATTAATGACTCAATTGTAAATGCTATTGATGCTGCTGGAGCAGCAGTCAGTGAGAGTGGTTTTTTAGAGGGCGAAACAACTGTTATACTAGACAATATAATAACACCTATTGCAGACAAGGTAGACAAGATTATTCTTGATGGTAAGAATGGTGATGGTATGTTGGGTTGGTTATTAGATTCAGCAGGAGTAACAGGCAATCCAGACAAAACCAAAGATGGTGAAAGAACTCTTACTGAAGATGAAATAAACAAATCCCTTAAAGAATTAGATGATGAAATAACGAGAACTGAAAATGAAGGCACTACTAATGTTAATAATACTGATGCTACTAGCAGTTCTAGTACTTCTTCCACTAACCAAGGATTAGTAAGTACACAAGCACCTTCTACTAGTTTAATGGGAACGACAACAAGTTCTGGTGGTGGTACTAACGTATTTAATTCTGTACTTGATGGGTTTAACATCAGCAAGTTATTGAGTCCTTTATCCGGAGAAAACAAAGACTGGTGGTTTGGACAGAGAGCAGGTGATGTTCCGGGAAACAACAGGGCAAAAGAATTGTTTGACACATTAGCATACATTGGTACACCTATGAAGTACAGACCTGCTAAGACTCCTTCACAACAATTAAGAGAAGACAGAATACAACACATGAACAATGTAATGGATTACAACGCTTCTCAAAAAAGTGGTACTCCTTCATTCTCATCATTAAGAGCAGCAATACCAAGCACATCAGACATCGGAGCTGCCTTACAAGGGGCGTTTGAAAACAAGAAAGACAAAGGATTTTTGTTTGGTATGATTGGTGGAGACTCACCAGAAGATGTTGATAACAGAGTTAATGCAGCAGCTTTAAGAATTAGAGAGCGAATGGTTCAAATGACTATGACTAATGGTGTTATACCAGACACTCTTGCTGTTGCTAATATGATTGCAGAAGAAGACCAAGCAAAAGCAGACAAAGAAAAAAGACTTAAGGAACTAAGAGAAGAAAAAGAAAAACTAGAATCCGGCAAAAAGAAAAGCTGGTGGTCTGACATTATTTAAGGAATAGTTAGTATGGCAATTTTTGGATTCGGCCAAGAGGAAGAAGAACAATTAGGGATTACTAGTTTAGGTGATAGCTTTTCTGGAATAGCAGCTGATGGTTTTTCAGGACTTGCAGGTGCAAAGAATGACCCTCTTGCTACAAGCTGGGACAATTTTAAAATACAATTTGGTGGTTCCCTTCAAACTGTTGATGACATACTAGGAACTAGTACATTCCTGTCTGACTGGGGCAATAAACTAGAAGATTCTGGTGAGTTAGGAAAAGAAGATTACCAACCTATATATGACACTAGTTTTCTAGAGGCAGAAGGTTGGGACAAGGTAGGCTGGGCACTTGAAAGAGCATCAGAAAATGCAGCAAGCATGGGTGCTACAGTAGCTGCATCAGTAGCAGCAGCAGTAGCAGGACTTGGTGTTGGAGGAACAATTGCAACTGCAGGTTTGTTTCGTGGTCTATTAAACCTAGATGATGTAGGAAGAACACATGTAGAAAATGCAGGCAAAGAAGTAAAAGACTTTGATGCAGGAGAGAAAGCTAATCTTCTTTTTGCAACTGCACTTAACACAGCACTAGATTCTATTGCTCCCGGTAAAGTAGCTAAAGGATTTACACCCGGTTCACAAATAGATGTTAAAGAACAACTGACTAAGTGGGCTAGTAAATTAAACAACTATGAAAAGACTCAGTTTGCAAATGCATTCTTTACTGGACTTAAGAAGTCTACAGCTATTGGACTGTATGAAGCAGGAACTGAGGGTATTCAAAACATAATAGCTGAGCTCACATCTAAGACAAGAGGAAAGGACTTAAGCTGGGATGAGACATTAGGACAATCAGCAGCAGGTCTTGCAGGCGGTACATCATTCGGTACTATCTCTGGTTACAGGGATGCTACTCAGAATAGAAGAGAAGCTAAACAAGCACAGCGTGGACTAGATGCTTACAACCTAGGTGAGCTACAAAAAGCAGGTGATGATTTTGCTACAGGAGTAAAAGACTACGACAAACAATACCAAGAACTTTTAGATAAGTATGAAGGACCTGAGCTAGATGCTAAAATAAAAGAACTAATACCTGTAGAAGATGTAATACCTGAAAGAGTAGACTTCACTAGACTTCCTAAAACTCAATTTGAAAACCTAAAGACAGGAACTACAGACTTCTTGCTCAACAGGTCTACTGACATGATAGAAAGGCAACGTGCAAACACCAAGACAGGTGAGGCATACTATCGTCTTAACAGAACACTAAGAAGATTTGCCCCTGCCGAAAGTGGGACAGGAGAATTCCAGTCAGAACTATCTTTTAACTCATTAAAGAACTTAAACATCAGTGATTTTGTTGTACCGTTTGCTGACATAAGAGACAAGTGGGAAAGCTCTTATCCAATGGTAGGTAAGATGGGTAGTAAGGTAGGTCAGAACATTGACAAATACTTTGGACAAGGCATGGAGAAAAAGATTGACCCTGCTCTTGCATCCGAAGTTAGAAAACAACTTGGTGAGAAAAAGTTTAAAGAATTAAATAATGACATAAAATCTACTAGAAAGAACTATGATAATGTTTACAAAACTTTATCTAAAACATTAGGAAAGGATGGTCTAGAAGTTGGATACCAAAAAGATTACTTAACTCGTGGATGGAACAGGGAAGCAGTCGAGGCTAACCCTCAGCGTTTCTTAGATACTTTAGGTGAAAGTTACATAGACAGTGATGGTAAGAAACAGAAAGGAGTTGGTATAACTGATGATGCTATTAAGCAAGACATACTTAATGCAGTTCTCAATGGACAAGACCCATCAGTACTAACGTCAGAACAGATAAGAAATTCAGACAACAGGACTGGAGTAGACAGACCATCGTTTGAAAAACAAAGAGACGCTAGGTTCAGCAGAATTCCAGATGAGTTTAGAAGCAACAGTCCTATGACTTCTATCAATGACTACTTGATGAATGCATCTACACGAATTGCATCAGCACAGGCTTTTGGTTCAAACAAAGCTAACAGATTAAATGAGGACATTAATTACTTACTAGAGAACAAAGTAATAGGAAACAAGGATGCACAACAGATGTGGGATTTGTATGATGCTGTGCACCACACATTTAAAAGACCACAAGATGATGCAGGCAGAGCAAGACAAGACTTAATGAGAAAAGTTGCAGCAGCAGCTACATTTAAGTATCTTGGAATGGCTACCATATCTTCGATTACAGAGCCTGCTTGGATAATACAAAGGAATGGTATTGTCAATACATTAAAAGCTGCACCTGCTATGGCTGTTCATGCTCTTGCAGGAATCAAGCGTAGTCTTTATTCGGGTGGTGTTGGTAAGGGTGCTACATCAAACTTTGCCAGAGATTTAATTAGACTTACAGGCTTTGCTTTAGACCCTAGAAATACAGAAAGAACTGAGAAGATGTTTGCAGGTGATGCTAACAAATGGGTTAATGTGTTTTTTAGAATGCCTGCCGGATTATTTCTTACTCAGTACACTAACTTTGTTCGAGGATGGGCTGCGACTGCTGCACTTAAAAGAATAGAGAGTGAAGCTAAAGCTCTTAAAAGAATGAAGCCTGCCAGAAGAAGAAGACTGGAGGAAGAACTAAAAGAAAATGGCATGACCATAGAGGACTTTGCTTCTATATACAGGGCAGGTGGAAACAAGATTGACATAATTAATGATGATTTTCTTAACACAGTTATAACAAAAAGTGATGGTACACAAACAAGAGTAAGGGACTTGATGTTGCCTTGGATGCGTAAGATGGTAACTGATGTTGCTCTTGAGCCATTGGCTACCAACAGACCATTATGGATGTCAAACCCTGACTACCAGTTGTTCTCCCAATTAAAATCTTTTCCTATACTATTTGGTAATACAATTGCTAAGAGAGCAATAAGAAAACTGAATCCGAAAAGTTGTACAGCAGATTTGATGGGACAGATGTCTACCTTGGCTGCGATTGGAACAGCACTGGGTGCTGCTGCATTGGCAATGGCAATTAAAGATGAGATTAGGGGCAGTGACTATGAGCGTGGTCCTCTTGATTTAGTCGGTGCTGTTGGTATACCTTTAGTTGGTGAAACTTCACTGGCTGCATACATGGGTGGCCCAGTTGTTGGTACTTTAGATGACTTCATAGCATCTCTGTATGGTGAAGGTCTTGCAGGTACAATGGCCAAAGGACCTGAGGAATTTTTTGATTTAATACTTAGAGCTTCAGTCGGTGCTCTAGGTGCAGAAGCAGTAGGAGATGACTAATGCCTAAGGTATGTGCAATGGGTACGGGTAATGGATTCATAGAGACACAAGTGTTTCCTGAAATGCAGAAGAGCATAGACAATGACATGGAAATGTCAGAGCAAGGTTATGACATTACTAAATCAGGTGACACTCAAGTTTCTAATACTGTAAGTACATACAGAAAGGTAAAGGATAAGCACTTTAAGGATGTGCCTGCTGAGGATATACTTGATTATGGTGCAGGTTTAGGCAGGGCATCTGAAGAAATGGGCTTTGATTCTTTTGAGCCATTTCCAAAAGGTGGGTTTACACCTACATACACAGACGCATCTCAAATTAGCAGAGAATACAATGGTGTAATTAATAATGCTGTATTGAATGTACTACCTAGACAACAAAGAGTTGAGGCAGTCAGGGGAATAGGCAAGAGCCTAGCTGTTGGAGGCAAGGCTGTTATTATGGCTAGAGGTAGGGGATTCTTAAAAAGTCTTGTCAACCCAAGACCTTATCAAGACGGAGTAATTACTGGCAAGGACACATTCCAAAAAGGATTTACCAAGCAAGAACTAATGGACTTCATAAGGTCAATTCTTGGGCCGGACTTTAAAGTTTCTGAGACATCTTCTGGAGATGTCGGTGTTGTTGTTACTAGGTTGCGATAGCGTTAAGTAGTTTATTTATATCAACTAGGTGTAGCTTAGATGCTTTGTTGTCACCACCATATACTGTAAAAGGTTTCATCTCTTCGATTACTTTGCGTAGCTTGTCTGTATTAAACACAAGACTAGCACACAGCTCATTGTCTTTAACTAGATTGTGTACCCAAACGTCAGCCTCTGTGCTGGCTAACCCTGATGGCTTACCATAGCTTTCAACTTCAATACATATGTTGCCGGTCTTGGCCCATGTGTCTCTCTCTGTTTTAATCTCACACTTCTTAGCACCAGAGAACAACTCATCTACATACTTCTCCCATTGCTGACCAAACTCTAGGTCAACATCAAACTTACGCATCTCTTTAATGTCCTTGCTTTTATTTAGCGACATGCTCTTCTCCCTTTATTTCTACAACAACATAGTTGTCATCATTAATACCACCAAACTCTGTGGTAATCTCAGTAACAAAATCATAATGGTCATCTTCAATGACACCCTCTTCAACTAATGTATCCATTAAGAACTTGTGCATGGGAAAGGTATAGTTGTCTAAGTCTTTCTTTCTGTTGTTATTAAAGTACAGTGTGTAGCTAGGCTGTATTGTTTTGTATTTAGGTAGTGTCTTTACAAACTCTCTTACTAGGTCAGCATAGTCTTGCTTGACTTTGTTCTTAGAGAAATGATGCAAGTTTCTAAACACATTCAGACTAAGAAGATTTGTTTTCTTCTTGTCTCCTCTTCCCTTTGTGTATGTGGGTAATGGAAGCACTCCCTTTATCTTCACTTGATGTTCTCCTCTTTGAGTATTTCTTCTATTTGTTTCTCAATGAACCATCTTGCTTTTCTTAAATCATCTAGCCTGCCTTCACCCAAGTGTTTATGTTCCCATCGGCAAAGGTACTTGCATGCTGATGCAGTCAGGTAGCTCATCTTCTGGTCTAGTATAAAGTCTATTACTTCTATCTTACCTTTTTGGTAATGTTGTGGATTAATATTATCTGTATTCATTTTCTCCAGTCGCTCCTCCAAAAGTCCCGTGGTTTGTTTTGTTTTTTTCTTTTGAGTTCCATGTATAACTTGGAAGTCCCATCCATGCGGACAAGACCCCAAGTGTTTTTAGCTTTAGTCTTTAAGCTCATCGACAATATCTTTGTCGAGTAACTTCCAGATGATGACAGCTGCGATGATGCCAGCCAGTCCACCATTTCCTAAAGTCCATACTATACCTAGTATAGAACCAATTACATCTCCTGTAAGGAAAGCCACCTTTGGTCCAAAGATTACTTGTAATATAATTGATAAGCTAATTAACTTAATGCCAACATCTATTGCTCCGTCAGCACCGTTCTTTATTTTTTCTAACATTTTTACTCCTTTATGGTTTAACATAAATCCACGCATTTAAATGCGTAGAAAACATCAAGTCTGCCAGCCTGTGCACATACTTGAATCTACTGGTGCTTGACATTGAAGTTGCATTTTGTCTTCAAATGTAGTGCACCCTGTAAGTGTAACAACAATAACTTGCATTGCTATTATTAATACTATAGTGTGTATCATTCTGTGTCCCTCTCTTCTTCTACTAAATCAACTAACTCACACACGCTACCAGTACAAGCAAGAGTCTTGGTTCCTACTGTCTGGTCAGTAAGTTCGTACTCACTAATTAAATCCCAGTCAACTGCCTCAGGCATTTCACTGAGCAACTTGTCATGTGTTTCTTTGTCACACTCCTCGTATGGTGCTTGTTGGTATGTGTGGTCTGAGTGTGGTAAGAAACTAACTCCACTTACCTCATCAAAATGTTTGTATACCCAAGCTCCTACTTCCATCCACTCGTGTTCTCTAACACTAATGGTTACACTAGGCTTGTGCTCACAATAATATCTTTGGTATGTAAGCCACAACTCTAGCTGTTCAATAGCAGTCCTTTCGTTTCTAGTGACAGCACCATCAGGAGCCTTCATAGGAAACGAGAACACCTTGACACTGTTAGGCTTCATGACATCATTCTCAGCAGGTATACCTTGGTCTTCCATTAGCCTAGCTATAGGGTCTTTTCTATCTGCCCTAACCCTGCGTATGTAGTGCTCGCTGTGTCTAGTATGTATACCACTAGCACTGTCAACTAACTGACTGACTGTACCACTAGGTTTAATAGCAGTAGTAGCAGTAGCTTGTTGAATACCTAGTAGCTCTGACCAGTGAGCATTAGTCTTAACTGATTCTTTCTTAAGGTCGGATAAGAAATCAGGTAGGCTACGCTTACCGTAGTATCCTCTGTCCTCACTACTACCATTCATAAATGCGTTGTCCATAATACCTGTAAGGCTGACACCTAGTAGTGCCTCCTCTTCTGTATTGTGTACCCACTTAGGTCTGAGTCTCTTGATGTTAGTAAGTGAGGCTTGGAATGTACCTAGTATGGTAGCTAACCTAGCCTTACGCATGATGTCTTTCTGTGTGTCCTCTGCTCTTACTACTACCTCAGTCAAGTTACAGAACTGTCCGTCTCTCAATATGATTTCACTACAAGGGTTACAACCAAACTCATGCTCTGTCTCTCGTCTGCCTATAGAAGCTACTTGTTTAATTGCTGCTTCTCTATTAAAGATACCACGCTCACCTGACTTAGACTCATACAAAGAAGTCCACTCTTTCATAAAGATTCCTATGTCTGGCTTTTCTGTGTAACACACACTGTTGTTACTTAGTGCCATCTCTGGTGTGTCACTCCACCACTGACCAGACTTGGCACTACGCATACGCTCGTCAGTAAGGTTACTAAGTGAGATGAGTGCAGACCTACGCACTCCACCTACTACCACTACCTCTGCTATCTTACACATCATTCGATGACACTCATAGCTAGTTAGCTTTCTACCTACTGCATCTTTAAACAGATTGGTAGAGAAGTTAAACAAGTCAAGCAATGGCTCTGGTCCACTAGCTCTGCCACCGAAGGTAGCAAGCCTTGCACCCTTAGGTCTAATCTTAGAGAAGTCCCACTTGGGCATCTCCCCGTTGTATAGGTATGTAATTAGTTTTCTAAACGCAGACTGCCAGCCTTCCTTGCTGTCTTGTACAACTACAATGTCTTCGACATCAATCATTTCCTCAGGCACTTCTGGTAATTTGTTAATAAACTGTCTCTCTACACTAAAGCCTACACCAGTACCATGCATAAGAACATACAAGCATTCATCAAATGCTTTGGGATGGTCTACACTTAGATAGGCACAGTTGTATCCTGCTATGTTGTTGTCTTTAAGTGCCTTGCCTGCTGTCATCAGGGCTCTCATGCTAGGCATAACTTCTAAGTTAAGCACTGCATCTTCAAGAATCTTACGAGTCTTGGGCACTAACTCTTGGTTAGTGTTTTCTTTTAGGTGCTCTTCCATAAAGTCAAAGTACCTAGCCACTGTCTCTTCCCATGTTTCTCTTCTGTTCTTCTCAGGTAGCCACCTTGCATACCTGCTAAGAGCAATAAAGTTTTGGTAATCAGTTGGTAATTTTTTCATTCATCCTCCATTGGTTCTATCTCTATGTCTACCATCTTGTCACCGTTGTCATCTAGATAGTCTCTGTATTTAAGCCGGCCATTCCTGTGCAGTAGAACAGCAGTTGTAATTCCTTTTTCATATGCTTGCTTATGCGTAAAGTATATAGCAATAGCACCAAGCAATATGAATGTTAAGCTAAGTGTTAGGTAATCCATTCACTCTCCTCAAAGTCCTCAAGAAATCTATCTTGTTTTTCTATCAGTCTTTTTTCAAAAGCATCTAGTAATTCTTGGGGTTCAATTTCTAGTTCGTCACATATAAGGCACACATCATATGTCGATGCGATGTATGCCTTTAGTTCTGGTAGTTGTTTCAAAAGTCGGCTCCGTTTGTTACAAAGTAATTAGTTATTTTACCAGACGGTATAGGCCTAGCTTCTAAACTACCAAAGCAATCTTCTTTAAACCCACAGAACGCACATGTCATGCATAACTTTTCTTCTGTCTTAGCTTTGTTCCAAGTTGTAGCGTTAGCTAGTCTCATAGGTGGTGTGTCTGATTCCATCTTAGCTTTTAAGTCAACAATGTAAGTGTCTATGTCTTGCTCTAGTTCTTGCTCACATAACTTAAGTGTTGATTTGTTTTTATTCAAAGCAAGAAAGTATCCTTTCTTTCTCTTGTCTTCTTTACCGTAAGCAGACAGTTGTTTGATGTATCCAAACGCATCGTCAGCTATGCCTGACTCTTTGAATTTGTTTTCCCAAGACCAAGCACTTGCTGTCTTAATGTCAACTAACTCACCATCAATCGTACAATCTTGAGAGCCATGCACACCTTCAAGGATGTGTTTCTTTTGTTGGTCTGTTACTGTATGTCCTGACAGTTTAATCAAAGCCACAAGCACAGCCTCTAGTACATGACCTTGTAAGAAAGTCAGGTATACCTCACCCTTGATTGGTTCAGGGGTGTGTCCTTTGTAGCTGTACCACTGTGCTCTTTCACACCTACCTATACCAGACATACGCAAACCTCTGCTGTCTTCTCTTGGTGTGAATGCATCTTTGATTGCATCTTCTACTTCCCTGCCTGCCTGCATTGCAATAGAGTTCAAGTCACCATCGTACTGCTTAGACTCCATAACATTGTATATGTCAGGGATTAGTGTGTTTATAGACTTCATAGTCTCTTCTCCTCTCATTAAAATTAGTATGTATTTTACCCTATAACTAGTGTGTCTCGTTCCATGTTTTACCTATTTTATACTCGCCTGTAATCGGGCAATTTAATTTGTAATAGTTAGTGGTGTCTTCCATTGCTTTAACCACTAGCTTGCCTACTGCATCTGCATCTGATGAGTCACACTCTATCTGTATCTCATCATGTATCACACCTAACTGCTTGTATTCATAGTCCTTAGCAAGAGAATGAAATATAACCCACGCTCTCTTGGCTATGATTGAGCCTGCACTCTGCAACAAGAAGTTCAGTGCTGAGTGTGGACTACGCACATGTACCTTGCGACCATCAAGTGTCTTAATCCAGCCACGCTTGCTGGCTTTCTCAATGCGTACTCTTAGGTTACGCAGTGCTGGTGTATTGTCTAGAAACTGTGCCTTTACTTTCTTGCCTAGCTCCTTGCCACCACCACATATGTTTCCTATCAGATTGTCACCGCCACCATATAGGTAAGCATAGATGAATCGCTTGGACTCATCACGAGTAGCAAGTCCAGCAGCTTTTTGATTGGCTGTGTGTATGTCACCACTAAGTATCTCTTCTGTGTAGTTGTCATCTTTCATATAGTGGGCGAGACATCTGAGCTCCAGTCCACTGAGGTCTGCACCTACAATTACTTTGTTATCAGGAACAGTAAACAAACCACGCATCTCTTGTCCGTACTCCTTGTTACTTGCAGTAACTTGCTGTAAGTTCGGGTTACTACTAGACATGCGGTGCGTGACAGTTCCCATAGTGTGTACTCTGCTATGTATTCTTCCTGTTGTGTGGTTGTACTCATCTATCCAACTGCTGACCTGACCCTGTCTCTTTTGTAACATCAAGTACCTAGCTATCAGCTTGGCCTCAGGTATGTCAACATCTTTGAGTGTACCCTCGTCTACCTTTGGTAGTCCTGTGTTGGTAAACTCTGTAGGTTTCCAACCATAGTGCATTAAGTACCTGCCCACCTGCTGTCTACTACCTAGATTAAACTCAGGGTAGTGCCAGTACCCATAGTCATCATCATCATTGGTGTGACACTGTAAGTCCACCTCTGCCTGATATGCTACAGTCCTGCCACCACCTTTCTTCCACCTGTTCTTAACTGGTGTCTTGCTTTTCCACACTGCAAGTGGTGTGAATGTCTTATGTACCTCCTCTTCCACACTACGCAAGTCCTCATTAATATCTTGTAGCAACATCATTGCACCATGAAAATCAAAGTGCCATCCGTTGTTCTCTTGTTGTGTGCAGTGTTTCTTTGTAGCGTACTCAAGCTCCAGTGCATCTTGACTTAGTTCCTTTAGCTTTAGTCTTCTGTATAGCTTGGTTGTTATCTCAGTATCTCTTATGCAATAAGACAACATCTCTTCACTAAACTTAGACCAGTCCTCGTGGTCTCCCTTGTCAAATCCTAGACGCTCACCCCAACTAGCAAGTGAGTGACCACCCTCTCTGCGTGGCTCATCTAACTGGCTCATCACCAATGTGTCCTCTATTTGGACACTGCTAAAGTCTATGCCACACAAGCGAGTCAGCACTGGAACATCGAAACCAATGCCATTGTGAAACACAAGACAGTCTACCTCTGATGCCATCCAAGGCTTGAACAAACCTAGGGTAGTACCTGAAAAGGTAATGACCTGTCCCGAGTCTACATCTTGCACAGCTATACACCACACAACACTAGGGTCTAGTCCATCTGTCTCTATGTCACAACTAAAAGTCCGCATCGCCACCTCCATCGGCTATAGGATTGTGTCCTTTCTCTAGTCTACCAGTCTCACCATTGAAGTATGCCCAGCCTGCTTCACCAGTCTGTCCAGTCCTTCTCATCTTAGGCACTCGTATCCTAGTAGAGTTTTTCTCGTACTCATCCTCTGCCAACTTGTCTCTTGAGAATAGTATGTTGGTATGGCATGCCTGTGGTATAGCACCACTACCCTTGACATCATACTCACTAATCTTGTGAGGGTGGGAGCCATCGTCAGGCTTTCTTGTATGGGTAGACAGTATGACTGTAGCCTTTGTCTCTTTGCACAGCTTAATAAATCTATCCATAACTTCCTCAATGTTCTCGTTGCTTAGGTTCTTAATGGCAGTATGTAGTGGGTCTACAAGTATAACAGTACAGCCCACTCCCTTGATGAAGTATCTAATCTTGGCAAACATTTCTTCCAAGTCTATACTACCACCACCATCATTATGTAATTGTATCTGTGAGCCAAATCCTATGTCAATAGCGTTGTCCATAATGCCATCAACATCCAAGTCATTAGGCTTTGTCAACTGCATGTTCTCACCAGTGTGTACACTCACCACCTTTCTAATGGTCTCGTCTATGTTATCCTCAACCATGAAACAACCTATCTTTTCATCCGTCTTGTATGCAAAGTGGTAGATTAATTCATTAAGTATGGTGGTCTTACCTATACTGGTGTGTGCAATGATACTGACTAACTCACCTCTAGCCACACCACCACGCATCATCTCATTAAGATTACCAAACGAATCGGGCAGAGGTATTAGTTCTGTATCCCGGTAGTTCATCATGGCATTACGCATGTCCTCGATGGTAGCTACACCACTCACAGTGTATGGCTTGGCATCGTTCCACCACTCATCATAGAATGCTTTGCCATCACCACTCTTTAGGTAATCACATGCATCCTTATGTTTAGCCAGTGTAAGTATCTTACATTTATTCGGGCCGAGTATAGGTGCTACCAACTTCGCAGCTTTTCTTCCTGCTTCATCACTATCAAAGCACAACACTACAGTCTCGAATGAATCCAGCCATTCAAGGTTAGCCTTGATGTTGTCCACACAATGGGAGCCATTAACCACACTAACACAAGCAAACTTAGAGCCAAACATTTCGTAACTAGCCATAGCATCAAGCTCGCCCTCACATATGGTAACAAACTTACCACCTGCTCTGAACAAACTCTGACCAAACAACTGGTTTGTTGCATCAGTCTTGCCTGCCCCAAAGAATTGTTTGTTAGCTACTATCCTAGTTTTTATGCCAACCATCTCACCTTTCTTGTTGTGATTAGGATAGTGGTGTTTGATTATCTTTCCCTTGCCATCCATCTCTGACTTGACCTTGTACTTCTCAAGTGTCTCAGCTCTTAGCTTTCTATCAGGCAGTGCATGGTAATCACCCCTGTTGTACTCCACCAACCAGTCTTTATTCTTGGTAGTCTCTGCTACCTGTACCTTTTCTTTGTGCTCAACAAATCCGTGTGTGTTACAAGCATAGCAGTGTGTCTGTCCATCTGAATAGACAGCCATGTTATCCTTGCTAGTGTCACCACCATCCTTAGCACAGTCGGGGCACTGCTCCTTACGGAGTAATTTATTTTCCATATTTTCTCCCTTACTAAAATAATAAAGGGCATCCGAAGATGCCCCTGTTTAACAGCCTAGTCAGAATTAGAATTCAGATGGGTCAAAGTCCTCAACTCCATCCGCCTTCTCTTCTACACGAATAGCCTCCAAGTAGGTGTACTCGCTGTAGTCTCCCTTACCCTGCTTGACTCGCATGGATACAGTATCTCCATACAAAGATAAGTGACCAACACCAACCTCTTCCTTATCTACATTGTAAATCTTAGGTCGGTCAAAGTCTATCTTCCTGCGACTAGTAATCTGTACATTACCATCATACTCATTGGTCTTCAGTCCTGCTTTCTCAGCCAGTTTCTTACCTGCCTTATCCAACGCAATGGTAAGAGCATATCTCTCTGTACCTTTGAAGTTATCGGGCTTAGTTACATGGTTGAATACAACCTTACCAGTTAGTGTCATTGCTTCTGACATATACATCTCCTTTATAATTAACATCAATACCACGCATTTAAATGCGTAGTCCTACTAGCAGTATTAATACCACTAGAAGTGCCACAGAAAAAATGGAAGAAAAACTGTAGCACTTCTAGAGATACTAACTAGGTACACCTAGAATATATACTATATACTAATTACTAATAGTAACATCATAGGCATACCTAGTATATATACTAAGTATTATTATATCATAGGTTTCTTTTTATCCACCTATCTTTATTCTTTATATAATCATTTAGTAGTAGTTCACTAAAGTCCATATGCTCACGCTTATATTCTTCGCTCTGCATTATAGCATCTACCTCATCACTATCGTACTCTCCACCCTCAAAATCGTACTCATCCTTGTTAGCATAGGTACGCTCAACACCATTTATATCAGCCATCATTCTCCTCCGCAAATTTATTATTATACTCCTTTAACCAATCTTGATAGAGTATTTCTTTTCTTTCTAGTTCAGCAATCCTATCCTTCAACTCATCGTTCTCTTTCTTTAACATCCTGTTAATCCTAAGGGCCTCATCGTTGAAGTGCTTGTTGTTATTTGGATTCATCTTCATCCTCCTCACATTCACAGTAATCAATAGGTCTGTCACACTCCATACACCACTCATCAGCATCATACTCCTCGTCAGTAATCTCAAGTGTTGTTCTTATCCAGTCAGCGTAGTCATCATCCCATACACTGTCCTTGGCCACTTGCTCTGCTTCATCATGGCTATCAGCTTCTACATCTACATTAAAAACTGACTCCTGTGTTAGCTTTACTTTAACATTGAACCATCCCATTTTTCTACCTCCTCTCTATTTTTAATCCACTTTTTCTGTAGTTCTATCTGGCTACGCAGGTCATGGATTTGCTCCTGCATATCTACCATTATACCTATGTATGTCCGAGGGTCAACCGCATAGTCATAGTTATCTAGACTAAGCCTGTCATGCTCATCAAATAACTTGTGACCAAACCATTCCTCGACATTGAAGTGTCTCTCTACTTCATCATCAAAGTTTCTTACATCGCTTGCATATATTGTTATATCCATGCATCCTCCAATTCTTTAAGTTTATTATATTTACTTTTTAATCGCTCAACTTTATCAAGAAATACCTCTAACTCTTTATCACCAGTCACATTTTTTACTTCTTGGTCAAGTTCAGCCCTCATTTTATTGCATTCATCATACAATTTTAAATACTTATCAGCCATATCGCTCCTTGTTTTTAATATTAGGTGTGCTATCTCGCCATTCTTTCCTGAGCTTAGCATTGTACCTGACTAATGCACATCTTGAACCATACTTCATTAGCTCACCATCTCTATTATACATAGAGTTTCCTTTTACTACACCATCCAAGTAACTAGGATTGATGGGTATGCCCATAGCTACTCGCACTGGTTCACTAACCCACTTGCTTTTAGCCTGTTTCATACCCAACAAAGCACCTGCTTTTAAAAACACAGTCTCATCATCCCTGTTTAGTGCTAATCTTTTGTATGCACCGGGCTTTGACAGCCCAGTAGCATCCATTACATCTTGCACAGTTACTTCTCTGCCTGATGTCAGTCTATAGTATCTATTCTTCATAAGCATCAAACACTTCAATTTTATTCAAGACTAAAGAGTTGGGGTGCATGTCCCGGGCTTCATCCTTCGCAGCCCTGACAGCTTCCTCTTGACTCTCAGCATCCACATATATCCATTGTGTATAAGTTACATCAACACAACAATGATAAGTCTTAGCCATTATATTCTCCTACAATATCTGTTACATATACACTGCCCATCTCATCAAACATACCAACATCAGAGCCACGCACATCCATCATAACAACAGACTTGTATCCTCTGCCCTGTTTGGGTGACTCCATGAGCCTTGCCCTGACATTCATCCCCATCAGGTCAATCATATACCACTCATCTTTCTTTAGATTGGTAACATCTATGCTAGGTGCTACATCATATTTAAAAAACATATCTTGAAAACTCATACATCCTCCTTAAAAATTAACATTAAATTCCTGTCCCTTGTCGGACAGCTCTTGGTAATAGTCAGCCATGCCTTTATAGTATGCATAATCCTCTGCATTATCCTCAAAGTCTGCATCGTGCTGTAAATACCTGAGTTTTTTCAGCATTAAAGCAACATCTATAAGTTCATGACCACTTTCCCAGTTTCTACCAGTCATATCGGCCATTACACCTCCTTCTTAATGCGTTTCCACGCTTGCCAAGTAATAGATTGCAGATGCAAGGGTGTCAATCCCAGTGCATCAGCAGTCATTTTATAGCAATTCTCTATAAAAGTATACTTGTTAGGTGTTAATACCTGTTCTACTTCTGTTGCAGTCCGGCCTATAGCAATTGCAATAGCATGCCTATCCACAGTAACACCTCCTCCGGGATAAAGACTACTAAACAGAGTAGCACCACTGCCAGATGGGTACATCATGTTTAAATAAAATCTTTTTGTTTTATCCCCATTAAGTATACCTAAGATTTTTTCATCCATAACAATAGGCTTGTCATCCTTCAGTGCAAGAATATCAAGTGCTTTTTGCTTGTTGTTTTTCATGTGTCCACAATCACCAGACAAAATCAAATCAACAGCCAACTCCTTGTTTTTATTCCACTCTTTAAGAGGTGACAGAGCCGAGACAATTCCTAATACCTTACGCTTTGATACACTTAATCTACTAAAGGCAGAAAGAAAATCTGATACTTGGGAGCCAAAGGTATTGGCTTCTTTATACCAGTCATTTTTTTCTGACTCTAGGCTATCAGCATACACTCTAAGAATATTATTCTTTATCTTAGTTCTTGAGTATTCAAACTCACCAATTTTAATTGTTTGCATAGGCAAACCTCCACTTTAGTTATAAAGAGTATAGGCTATCGCCCTCTAGAGTAAATAGCAATAGCCCATATTTTTTACAACTTTGCACCGACTTACTAACTATCGCAAGAGGTCAGTTTAATAGTATTCTCATCACCTATAAAGGTGGATAGCTTGTAACAACTAAAACAAAATTGAGCAGTTTACTGTCATACTCAGGACAAAGCAAGTCTATGGAGAGAAACTTGCTAGTCTTTTGTTTTCATGTATGCATTGCATCCATGATTATTATATGCATATTTGTTAGCTGTTTCAAAGTCTACATTATCTAACATTGTAAGTCCTGAGTCATCAGCGACATACCATAGACTCTCTTGCATTTTCCTATCCCAATCATCTATATGTTGGTCAACTAACCATTCTTTCGTTGTGTCATAGTGCATAGGCTCTCCTATATTAAAGTTAAAAAATCTACGCATTTAATTGCGTGGTTTGTTTTGAATTTCTATACTTAATTATCCATATAAAAACCCGTAAGTCAAGTTACTTTTCACTATCCCACCAATGAGCGTGGAAATTTTTAGAAAAATAAATAAATCAATAAATAGCTAGTATTTACTCATTTATTCACTTTTGAAAGGCGTAAAAAAACCCCGTTTATTAGACGGGGTTTTAAAAGTAGGATTAATTTTTAGTGTTAGCTTTTTCAACTATATTATTTACTTTTTCATGCCATTCTGCAAGTGCATCCTTGCGTCTCTTTATTAGCTCTTTTTGCATGTTAGTAAATAGTGACATTGAATAGTTGAAAGTATCATCATCGATAATAAATTTACCTCCATGAACTTCGCAATGAGAGTCAAACAATACTTTGTTTTTGCTGTAGTACTCATTGTTATCATCAGCGGTTAAATTGATAATAAAATCAGTCTCAATAACGGCATCATTTGATTTTTCATCCTGTTTATTACCACCTTTTTCCTGTAATACTTCGGATAATCTACACTCATTAGCATTTTTAATAGTTACATTCTTCATACTTTTGCGATTTTCCATCGTATGAAACGGGTATTTGTCATCTTTTGCTAATTCTATAAAAACCTTTTCAATACAGCTTTTTAGAGACTTCATCAAGCTGTCATCCTGTGCTTTTATGCAATCAAGTTTTAGCTTATTCATTGCTAATTCAACTTCATGCAAGCCGGCATAACTTTTGCCATCAACACTCACTTTTTTCAGGCTTTCTCTAACTTTGTCACGCTGGCTTTTTTTAGCTTTACCACTTGCAACAGTGCTATTTACTATCGCTTTTGCGTTTTTATCTTTTGCAATAGCTTTTTCAATGTCACTTGCTATCAATCCTACTTCATCATTTGGTATTAAGTCATTCATTTTTACATTCTCCATTTATTTAAAAAAGTAAGAAAGTATCAACTTAATACTAGCATTATTACTTTAACTAATGCCAGTAATAATGAAGTACTTTCTCTGATTGTCCTACGCATTTAAATGCGTGGGAGATTGCGATTTGTCATGTTGACCAGTTGTTCTCAATCTCTAAATACTAGTTTAATGATTTTTTAATCAAATGCAATAGCTAGAACAAAATAAATATTTATGTGTTGATTTAACAGGGATTTTCTACGCATTTAAATGCGTGGATTGTCTCAATATTAAAACCCAGATGATAATCATTATTAAATGAGAATGTATATTATTCGCATATGCATCCCATTATTATTTGTAAATCATTCGCAATTGCAAGGCATTATCATGTGAAAACGACTACCAAGTGTTAATGAGAACCATTCGCATTTGGCAGGGACAGGGAAAAACCCAGAAAACGGGGAAGCCCCCCACCCAAAAACAAAAAAAACGCCCAGAGCCAAACCATGCCACATGTAAAATTTTTATTTTTTCAACTTGGTGTGTAGTATGTGTGTGTTTCATCCCAGATTCGGGGATTCAGATTTCGGCATAAGAAAATAAAAGTAGGATACTATACTTCATATGGTATAATATTGTTTCATTACAAATGAAGTCTTAAACATACCTAGAATACTAGTGAAGATATACTACACACTACTTACTACTATAAACAATCACTAGAATATTCTAGGTAACAGCCAAAACAATATTTAAATTCTGGTATAATACTAAACTTATGGCAAACAAAGGAAACATCTTAGCTGATTCTGAACAAGAAATCAGAGAAATTGAGAAAGAACTCGAAGAAGAGCTTAGATATGCGGTAGCATCTGCTAAAGGTATAGTACCTGCTGATGCTGTAATTAAAATTGAGCGTAAGAAAGGAAGACCAACTGGTGGACTTAGTAAAGAATCTAAGTCAGCAGGTGGTAAAAAGTCTAGAATTAAACGTGGACAGACATATAAGCCTACAGATGATGACTATTCTAAAGTAGAAGAAATGGTTACTATAGGATTAGACCAGCATACTATAGCTAAGGTTATGGGTATTAGTAATGCTACTCTAAATAAATATTATGCACACAATTTAGCAGTAGGTAAAGAGAAAAGAACTGCAAGAGTTGCAGGTGTTGCGTATGAGATGGCTGTTAGTGGTGAATCCCCTAGCATGACTACGTTTTGGTTAAAGACTCAGGCCGGATGGTCTCCGAAACACCACGTTGTTGTAGAGGATAGGCAGTTTGATATACAATGGGCCAACGATGAGGCTGACATTGCAGACGCAAATCAAATATTAAGGAACAAGGATAGCAAAGTACACTAGTATTTATGCAAGAGGAGAGGAAATCCATAGTAATTCCCTATACACCTAGGGATTTACAGAAACACTTACATACTAATCTAGATAGATTTAATGTAGTTGTATGTCACAGAAGGTTTGGTAAGACTGTGTTTGCTATAAACCAGCTCATAAAAAGTTCTGTAGAAGATATACAAGCTGGCAAAAGACAGCCACGCTATGCATACATAGCACCACTATTTAAGCAGGCTAAGACAGTTGCTTGGGATGAATTAAAAAGACTATGCAGCGTATTCCCCGAGGTTAAGTTTAATGAAGCGGAACTAAGGGCTGACTTCATGGGAGCTAGGATACAACTGTACGGAGCTGATAACTATGACACTCTTAGGGGAATTTATTTAGATGGGGTAGTGCTTGATGAGTACGCTCAGATGAATCCTAAAATGTTCTCAGAGGTTATAAGGCCGGCACTCTCAGATAGGAAAGGTTATGCCATATTTATTGGTACACCTAAAGGGAAGAACGAATTTTATGATTTATACCACTCTGCCCCAGAGAAGAAGGGATGGGCCAGATTCTTATATAAGGCGAGTGAAACAGGGATATTAGATGATGAAGAACTCGAGCTTGCGAAACAGGATATGGCAGAGACTGAATTTGAACAAGAATACGAGTGTTCTTGGTCTGCTGCACTTAGAGGTGCGTATTATGCTAAAGAGATTGAAACTGCTTATGAAGAAGACCGAGTGGGGAAAGTCCCTTATGACCCGTCTAAACAAGTAGTAACAGCATGGGACCTTGGAGTCTCAGATGCAACCAGTATATGGTTTGTACAATTTGTTGGTAAAGCAGTACATGTTATAGATTATTATGAAAACTCTAACGAAGGATTGCCTCACTATATAGAGGTACTTAATAGAAAGGGTTATCATTATGGTGCACACATAGCACCGCACGACATAGTAGTTAGAGAATTTTCTACTGGTAAGTCAAGACGAGACCTAGCATTTGACCTAGGAATAGACTTTCAAGTAGCACCAAAGTTAAAAGTTATGGATGGTATTGATACAACTAGAACTTATTTAAACAAGTGCTGGTTTGATGAAAGCACTACCAAGAAAGGATTGGAAGCATTACTACAATATAGAAGTAGTTATGATGACAAGAAAAAGATATGGTCACAACGACCAGTGCATGACTGGACATCACACGCCAGCGATGCTTTTAGGTACTTGTGTATAACAGATGTAGTGTTCACAGGTAATGATAGTGTTTGGGGAAGGGAACTCCCTGAGACTGATTTAAGTTGGATAATATAAGGAGAAGTATATGAATCCGAAATGGTTAGAAAATAAAATATTAGAAATGGCACAGGACATTAAAGACCTCAAACACATTATGAAAACAGTCAGTATGTCCACGCCACCACCTAAAGAAACAAAATACCCTATAAATAAAGGTAAATAATTTATGGCTAAAATGACAAAGCGTGAGCTATCTGCTCACCTAGAGCAAGAGATTAACTCAGCTTTAGGGTACAAAGACGGAAAGCTGACAGAACAACGCTCTGATGCGTTAGACCGTTACTATGGCAAAAAGTATGGTAATGAGCAAGAAGGTCGTTCACAGATTGTCACAAGAGATGTAGCCGATGTAATCGAATGGATTATGCCTAGCCTTATGAAGATATTTACTTCGGGCGATAAGGTAGTACAGTTTGAACCACAGGGGCCTGAAGATGTTACCATGGCAAAGCAGTCCACAGATTATGTGAACCATGTCATTATGAGACAAAACCCAGGATTTTCTATTATATACCAGTGGTTTAAAGATGCACTGTTACAAAAGAATGGTATAGTCAAACACTACTGGGATGATACTAGCGAAACATTAAGAGAAGAATATAAAAACCTTACTGAAGAAGAATTTACTGCACTTCTATTAGAAGATAATGTAGAAGTATTAGAGCATACTCCCAGTAATTTAGAAGATAGTGATGTTATTTCGTTACAGCCACAACAAATAACACACGATGTTGTAGTTAGCAGAACATATGACGATGGTCAGGTTAGAATAGAAGCTGTACCACCAGAAGAATTTTTAATAAACAAGTATGCCAAAACAATAGAGGATGCTCGTTTTGTAGGACACAGGGTAAAAAGAACTAAGTCTGAACTAATAGAACAAGGCTACCCTAAAAGTAAAATAGAAAATATATTTAGTAATGATGAAGCAGATTACAAAGCTGAAAGACTATCTAGATTTTCACAAGAACAAGACAATGCACCAGAAGGTGACATTGACGATGGAATTTGGGTTACAGAATGTTACATGCGTGTTGACTTTGACAACGATGGCATTGCTGAACTAAGAAAAGTAACGAAGGTTGGAGATGAACTGTTAGATAATGAGGCTGTGGATAGTGTTCCCTTCTCCTCCCTTACACCTATACCAATGCCTCATAAGTTTTACGGTCTGAGTATTTATGACTTAATCTCCGACCTTCAACTCATTAAGACTACACTAATGCGTAACTTGTTAGACAATATGTATCTAACAAATAATGGGCGATACGAGGTAGTGGAAGGTCAAGCAAATTTAGATGACCTAATGACTTCTAGACCGGGTGGTATTGTAAGAGTACGCACACCGGGTGCTGTCAACCCTCTGGGAACACCACAACTAGACCAGAACTCTTTTAATATGCTAGGGTATTTAGATAGCATTAGAGAAGAACGAACTGGTGTTAGCAAGAACTCAATGGGTCTATCTGAGGGTGGTTTAAAATCCCACCAAACTGCTACAGGTGTCGGTCAAGTTATGACTGCTGCACAGCAAAAAATAGAATTAATAGCTAGAATATTTGCTGAAACAGGAATGAAAGACCTAGCACAATCTGTATACATGCTAGTGCAAAAGTTTGAAAAGCCTGAAAAATTAATTAGGTTAAACAACGAATGGACTACTTTATACCCACATGAGTGGAAAACTAAAATGGATTGTACTGCACAAGTTGGTCTCGGGTTTGGTAACAAAGATATGAACCTAATGCATTTAGGAAGGTTGTCACAAACAATACAAATGATTGCACAACACCCAGCAGCAGGCATGTTACTTAAGCCTAAAAATGTATACAACCTAGTAGCTGAGCAGATAAAAGCTATGGGCATGAAGAATGTAGATGATTTTATTACAGACCCCGGAGACCAAGACGTTCAACAACAACAAGGTCCTAGCCCAGAAGAACAAGCTAAGATGCAAGAAGCACAGCTTAAGCAACAAGAACTACAAGTTAAAGTACAAAAAATGCAACAAGAAGCTGCACTTAAACAACAAGAAATGCAACTAGATGCACAAACATCACAGCAAGATTTGGAACTTAAACAACAAGAAGCTAGTGTGGACATGCAAATTAAAGCACAAGAACTCGAAATTAAAAAAGCAGAACTTGCACTCAAGCAACAAGAACTTGAACTAGAAAGACAACAAGAACGAGCAGTTAAAATAGGGAACTGATTATGGGAAAGGGAGAAGAGATAGCAAGGGCAGACCAAGCTAAGCAAATTTTAGAACATCCTCTTTATGTAGAGGCTCTGTCCACAGTCAAGGAAGCATTAGTACAATACTTACTTGATACCAAGGTTGCCGAAGAAGTGGAAAGAGATAGATTATATATAACAATCAAAGCATTGGATTTAGTTAATCAACACATAACATCAGTGCTGGAGACAGGCAAACTTGCTGAAAGGGAGCAAGAAGATTTTTTAACACAGTAGAGGAGAACAACCTATGGATTCTGCAGAGAACACCCAAGAAGGTAGATTTGAAAGAGTAAGAGAAGGTTCAGCAGAAGATGCTGCAAACCAAATCCTTAATATGTGGGACTCACAAGAGCAAACCGCAAGCGAGGAAACCGATGCCCCTGTTGACGAGGAAGTGGTAGAGGAAACAGAGGAAGCTGAAGAGGTAGAAGAAGAAGCCCCCGAAGAAGAAGAAGAGGGACAAGCTGAAGAAGAAACCGAGGAAGAGGTAGAAGAGGAAGAAGAAACTGAAATAGTAGCCGAAGAGGATTTAAAGTACACCATTAAGGTAGACGGAGAAGAACTAGAGGTTGGTATTGAAGAACTTAAGAACGGATACCAAAGGCAAGCTGACTATACTCGTAAGTCTCAAGCATTAGCAGAGCAGCGTAAGGAGACGGAACAAATCCAGTCCGAGCGTCAAAGGCTAGAGCAAGAGAGGCAAATGTACGCTAATGGCTTACAGATGTTGCAAGAGCAACAGAATGCAAAACTTCAAGAGTTTAATAGTGTAGATTGGGATACCTTAAAAACAGAAGACCCCTATGCCTACATGATAAAGAAAGAAGAGTTTAGGGATGCACAAGAAAAAGTGCAGAACGTAGTACAGCAACAACAATATGTTCAACAAGAACAAATGCAACAGCAACAAGCTGCTAAAGCAGAGTTCGTAAGAGCAGAGTATGCTAGGCTCGTTGAGGCTTTACCAGAGTGGGAAAATAAAGACTCTACTATTAAAAAAGATATTAGAGAATATGCTGCCACAGTAGGCTTTCGACCAGAAGAGATTGACCAGTTAGCAGACCATCGTAGTGTTCTAGTAATTAAGAAAGCTATGGAGTATGACAAGCTAACAAAAAAGGTAGCTCCAAAAAAGAAAGCGGTAAAGAAAGTTCCTAAAGTTCAAAAGTCTGGAAGAGGAAACTCTAAAGAAGATGCAGCAACTGAAGCTATTAAGAAAAAGCGTGCAAGGTTACAGAAGTCAGGTAAACAACATGATGCCGCTTCTGTCTTTTATGATATGCTTTAAGGAGATAGGATAATGCCTACGCAATTTAAGACATACGATGCAACTGCAATCCGTGAGGATTTGTCAGATGTCATCTATGATATTTCACCAACGGATACTCCGTTCCTATCCAGTATTACTGGTAAAGGTTCAGTATCTAACACTCTATTTGAGTGGCAAACAGAAGCACTTGCTGCTGCTGTAATTAATAACTACCACGTTGAAGGAGCAGCTGCCGGAACAGCAGCGACTACTGCTACAACTCGTGTATCTAACCAAACACAAATCTCTAAAAAGGTTGTTGAGGTTACTGGTACTCATGAGACTGTAAACAACGCTGGTAAAAAGTCAGAAATGGCTCACCAACTAGCAAAGGCTTCTAAAGAGCTTAAGCGTGATATGGAAGGTTCACTACTAGCTGACAACGCTGCTGCTGCAGGTAATGCAACTACAGCTCGTGAGACTCGTGGTGCTGCTAACTGGATTACAACTAATGTTGTAGATGCTGGTACTAGTGGTTCACACGCTGCTATGACTGAAGCTGATGTTCTTTTGGCTGCTGAAAAAGTATGGACACAAGGCGGTGAAGCGTCTACTATCCTACTTGGTGCAACTAACAAGAAGTTAATCACAGCTATGTCAGGTCGTGCTGATGCGGTTCGCTCAGTAGCAGATAACAATATGACTATTCAAAACTCAGTTGATGTATATGTATCAGACTTTGGTACTTACAACATTGTTATGGATAGATTCTGTGACCAAGATGTTGTATACTTCCTAGACCACGATATGTGGTCAGTTGATTACCTTCGTGATTTCCAAACTGTGGACATCGCTAGAGAAGGTGACTCAGAGAAGAAGATGCTTCTAGTTGAGTACGGTCTACGTTGTGGCAACGAAGCTGCTAACGCTAAGATTAGATACACTACAGGTTAATATAACCAACTACCACCCTAGGCAACTGGGGTGGTTTACATTATGGCAATTGATACAAAACTTATAACAAATTTAGATGGAAGTCTTACAGTAGCTAGTCAGCAAGATGACAAGGTAGTTAAGAAACTAGCCGAGCTAAATGCAAAAGATAAGTTCCATAACAGAAACACACAATACAAAGGTGACTCAGTAATGTCGCACAAGGTGGCAACTATACCCTTAATCGTAGTAGAACAAATGATGAGAGAAGGTATATGGGGAAACCAAGAAAGAATGAAAGTCTGGATGAACGACCCAGCCAACGCTATGTGGCGAACTACTAAAGGAAAAGTATAATGGCATTAGGTACATTTACAGAATTAAAAGATGCAATAGCAGACTGGTTAGATAGGTCAGACTTGACCGCAAGGATACCAGACTTTATTGCACTAGCAGAAGCTAGAATTAATAGGGAGCTACGCATTCGCCCTATGGAAGTAAGAAGTACAATGTATGCTACAGTAGACCAACAATACTTTAACCTACCCGGTGGTTACATTCAAATGCGTAACATACAACTAAACACAAATCCAACGACACCTCTTGAGTACATTACACCAGAGATGTTAGATAGGTTATATGGTAGTACTACAACAGGCAAGCCAAGGGCCTATACTTTGATTGGAGACGAGATTCAACTAGCACCAATACCTGACTCAGCCTACCAGATAGAAATGGCTTTCTACGAGAAATTTACCCCATTAGGAGATGGCACATCAGGTACAGTCACAAACAACTGGTTGACTGCAAATGCACCAGACGTATTGTTATATGGTGCTCTTATGGAAGCAGAACCATTTATTAAAAATGATGAAAGAATACCAGTGTGGCTTAATGGCTACAGTAACGCAATAGACAAGCTACAAAAAGCAGACCAAAGAGATAGACACTCTGGCTCTGCGATGAGAGTAAGAAACATATACTCTGGTGTTGAGGGCAGAAACTAATGGCCTCTAGCACTTGGGCAGCAGACTCATCAACTTGGTCAAGCAATTCCTACATATGGAATAATAGTACATACCAAGTAACAGCAACAATGACACAGACCATATTATCTAAGAGTGGTCTAGAAGATACAGTATTCCCTAGGTCTTTGTCTATGGGCAGTAACTATGGAATGTCAGGCACAACAGCACACGTTATGCCAGCATCAGCTACACTAGAAGGTACTAGTGCAGTAGCTAACAGTCAGACAGCACAGCTTCCAGTTAGTGGAACTCTGGCAGGAACAAGTAACATAAAGAACAACGTAAACTTTGAAGAGAGTGGAACGATGGGTATGACAGGTTCTGCCTCAAGTAACAATACCTTCTTATGGAACGATGTAGCGGAAGACACGGATACACTTTGGACAAAGATAAGTGACCCAGATGAATAATAACAGGAGTAAATAATGGCATTAGAAAATGTAAACATAGGGCTTGCTAACTATTGGAAAGTTACTTGTCTTGACAAAGACGGAAACGTCAAATGGGAAGAGAATAAAAAGAACCTCATTACTACAGTAGGTTTAAACCATATTCTAGATACACAATTTCACGCAAGTACACAGAACACAACTTGGTACATAGGACTGAAAGGGGCTGGTACTCCAGTAGCAGCAGACACTATGGCATCACACTCAAGCTGGGCAGAGCTAACTGGCTATGCTGGTAACAGAAAAGAGTGGACAGAAGGTGCAGCGTCAGGGGGTAGTATGACTAACAGTTCTAGCGTAGACTTTACAATTAACGCAACAGCTACAATTGCTGGTGCTTTTCTAAACACAGCAGCAACAGGAACAGCAGGTACACTATACGGTGTAGTTGACTTTAGTTCTTCAAGAGCAGTAATCTCTGGTGACACACTACAGGTAACGGTAACAGTAACAGCTGCTTCAGCATAAAGGAGTAGAGAATGGCTTTAGAGGATTTAACAGGTACTAAGTACATAGATGACCTCGTAGCGACTAACCCAGCAGCAGGCGATAATGTCTCTGAGGGTGATGACCATATACGAGGAATCAAGAATGTACTGAAGACTACATTCCCCAGCATTGATGGTGCAATAACTGCAACAGATACTGAGCTTAACTATGTAGATGGTGTTACCTCTGCTATTCAAACTCAGATAGATACTAAGGCAGCAACGACTGCGGTAGTAACTAAGACATCAGCCACAGGGTCAGGTGCTCTGCCAGCAGGTACAACAGCACAGAGAGATGGCTCACCTTCTGCTGGATTTATTAGATTTAACACAACAGACACCAGCGCGGAGATTTACGATGGTTCAGCTTGGAGTCCAGTAGGCGGTGGTAATACGACAGACAAGGGTTTGTACGAACACGCACATACCATATCAGCTAACTATAGCATAACAAGTGGCAACAATGCTATGACTGCTGGTCCGATTACAATTAACTCAGGGGTGTCAGTTACCGT